ACTGCCACTATTGTTCATAAGTGCCGCTGCTGTGGCCAGCCTCGAAAAGGAAATCGCCAGCTGCGCTGCCAAAGCTGGTGACCTTGATCGCCTTTCTTGCTACGACAGAGTCTCTGGAAAGAGGGGGCTGGACGGTCCGCAAGCTGAACCCACAAATATATCGGGCAAAGGCAAGTGGCAGGTGTCTGCAGAAAAAAATCCTGTTGATGACTCAAAAACCGTGGTGCTGGCTCTTAAGGCTGACAGTGGGAAATCGAAGTTTGGAAAGCCGGTTACCCTGATCGCAAGGTGCAAGAGTAATAAGACTGAGCTCTACATCACTTGGAACGATTACCTCGGCAGAAACGGTGAGGTGCTAACCCGTATCGGATCCGAAGATGCCGTGACAAAGGATTGGAATTTATCAACTGACAGCCAGGCAACTTTTCATCCGGATAGAGGAACCATCGGCTTTCTCAAATGGATGATGTCAGCTGATAAATTCGTTGCCCAAATTACTCCATACAACGAAAGCCCCGTCACCGCTATTTTCGATACTGCTGGCATGGATAACGCAATGAAGCCGCTACGCGAGACTTGCGAATGGCCAACACTTTGATGGAGATGGAAAGGTGGACAGAGATCTACTTTTTAAGTACTTCGAGAACGTTATAGGTACTGACTGGCAGGAGTCCCAGCCCATACGCATGTCTGGATGGGAGGTAGTTGAGGCGCTATGGCCACTGAATGAACACTTCAAGCCAAACTATAGGGAGTTCAAGGCGCTGCCATACAATGAAAAATTCGAAGCTGCTGCAGATGCCGCCCAAAAGCGATTTGTCTTTGATGGGCGTTGGGGGCCTGTTAGTGCGGAGACCTGGCGGGTGATACTGGAGCGCCACCAACAAGGACTTGTGGTGGCGATGGCAAATGAGGCGGCGGGGAATCCGCTCATGTCGTTACCTGATCGTTTATCGAAGGCAGACAGAACATGTGCTGCAATTCTTTTTTTGCTTCAGGGAATGAAGCTCCCCTTTCCAGTAGTTGACCGAGGTGATTTCGAGCCTGGTAAATCAACCCCAGGTCGATAGCAGTGGCAACTGCCATTGCTCTCTTGTGCTGATTCGTAATCTCGGTTAGTTGCTCAGTCATTTCTCAGCCTTTTCTTTTCTGGCGAATGGCCTTACCCTTTCCACTCTGAGCGTTTTCCCGGCGCCCCGCTTATGCTCCCCTTCAAAATACACCCACTCTGATTGAGCGCATTCTGAAGATCACTTAAACGGTTTTATTACCTGTGATCTGGAGGATGCCGCCATGCCTGAAAACCCCCGTTTCCCCTGGTGCTTGCCGATTCCCCGGCTGTTTGGCTGGGCCATTGTTGCCTTGTGCCTGCTGGCGTCACTGGCTTGGCTCGCGCCCCAGCAGTTGCCGATTGTGGCCTACAAGCTGGCCCTGGTTACCCTGGCTGTTGTCCTTGCCTACTGGCTTGACCGTGCGCTGTTCCCCTACCAACGCCCTCACACGCTTACCGGCTGGGTGGCCGTGATGGCTTCCTGCCGTCGCGCCCTGGTGGTGCTGGCTTGTGTGCTGGGCCTCACCCTGGGGCTCTGATATGGGTGGCAAAAACAAAGTATCTATTTTCGTTGTTCGTTGGGCTGCTGCAGGGTTGCTGGCCTTCCTGTTGGGTTTCTTTGCCGGCGGGGTTGGCGCTGCCGATACGGTGCCCCACAGCGCCAAGGCCTACCAAGCGGAACTCACCCGGGTGGCCCGGGCCCACTACGGGCTGCAGGCCCCGGTAGCCACGCTGGCCGGGCTGGTGCACCAGGAAAGCCGTTGGAGATCCGATGCCCGCAGCCCTGTGGGCGCCCAGGGCATGACCCAGTTCATGCCTGCCACCGCCACCTGGATTGCTTCGATCTACCCCGACCTGTCGGATGCCCAGCCGCTCGATCCGCGCTGGGCCATCCGCGCCATGGTGCAGTACACCGTGTGGCTGAACGACCGTATCCAGGCCGCGGCCCCCTGCGAGCAGTGGGCCTTTGTGTTGTCCGCCTATAACGGCGGGCTGGGATGGGTGTACAGAGACAAACGGCTGGCCTCCGCTAAGGGGGCGGATCCGCTGGCCTGGTTTGATTCGGTGGAACGGTTCAACTCGGGCCGCTCCGCTGCCAATTTCCGTGAGAACCGACACTACCCAAGCCTGATTCTGGAGCGCTGGGAACCGCTGTACCACGGACATGGGTGGGGTTCTGGCGTTTGTCCGCAACGGTGGGCCGGATGAAGGGATTGATTATGGCCCTGGTTGCCGGCGCTGCTTTGCTGGGCGGTTACCACTACCTGGCCATGGAGCGCGAACAGGCATGGCAAGAGGGCTACGACTCGGCTCAGGCCGAAGGCGACAAGGCCATCGAAGCCCTCAAACGCAAGCACACAGAAGCATTGCTGATGCAGGCCAAAGCTGCAGAGGTAGAGCGCAGGCGCCAGGAAGCGAAAGCGCGAGACCAGGAAGCGGCGTACCTCAGCCAGCGCACCGAACTACAACGCAGGATAGACGAACTGGAGGATGCCCTGGATGAAGCGTACATCGACCACTACCGCCCCGAGCCGGGCGCGAAACCTGAGCCTGTGCCTGGCTGCGTGTTTACTGTTGGCTGGCTGCGCGACTACAACGCCGCCCTTGGCGGTGTGCGAGCCACAGCGGCACGTGCCGGGCAGCCTGATGCAGAGCCCTGGCCAACCCCCGGAGCTGATGCCGAATTTACCAGCGGCAACGTCAGCCAGCGAGAGTTGCTGCGCCACGCCCAGCGATACGGCCAGTGGTGCCAGGCAAACACCCACCAACTGAAAGCGCTGATTGACGTGGTCAGCCAGGAAGAGACACAGCCGTGATGGAGGTAGCTTTGGATTGGAAGGCGATATCAGTATTTGTGACGTTGCTGCTCGCCTGGAGTGGGTTCCTGATTATGGTTATCCGCGCGCTGCTGGCACGCGTGAGCCGGGACCTGGACGTGCGGCTGGATCGCATGGCCTCAGCCCAGGAGAAAGACACCGACGAATGGCGCCGTGTTGAGAGGGAATTGATGGATTTGCGGGCGGACCTGCCCGTGCACTACGTGCGCCGCGAGGATTACATACGGGGGCAGAGCGTGATTGAAGCCAAGCTCGACAGCCTGGCCCTGAAGCTGGAAAACGTGCAGTTGAAAACAGGGGTAACGCATGATGGTTGATCTGGAGAGAGCAAGGCGTGAGGGGCTGCGTTGGCTGGTACTGCTCACACTGAACAACGCCCGGCCAATAGGTGCGTATGAGGGCACCGTGTTGACCGTAGCGCAGAGCGAATACCCCGATGCTACCCAGCTGGAGCTTCGCCGGGAGCTGGACTACCTGCACGATCGCAAGCTGGTGGAGGTAAAGCGCGAGCCTTCGGGCCGCTGGTTCTGTGAACTTACCCGTTACGGTGTGGATGTGGCCGAATACACGGTGGACTGCCTGCCAGGCATTGCCCGCCCTGAACGGTACTGGTGAGCGCCATGGGCAGAAAGTCATCCATCCGCCGCCTTCCGGAAGAGGTTCGCCACTTCCTGGAAGGGGAGCTGGCATCGGGCCAGCACACCCTGGACGAACTGATCGACTTGTTGCGTGAGCAGTTCCCTGCCCATGAGGAGGAGCTGCCCAGCCGTTCCGCCGTGCACCGCTACGGCCAGCAGCTGGAGCGCCGCCTTGCCGCCATCCGTGCCAGCACAGAGGCCGCGAAGATCATCCGGGCCCAGGCCGGCGACCGGGAGGACGCCCGCTCCGAAGCGCTGACGGCCATGATCCAGTCGGAGCTTTTCGAGTCCATCATGGACATGCAGGAAGCCCCCGACATGGACCCGCAGAAGCGCGTAGCCATGCTGTCCGCCGCCGCCAAGAACATCGCCACACTGACGCGTTCGTCCGTTGGCCTGAAGAAATACCAGGAAGAGGCCGTGGCTGCGCGCCTGGCTGAACAGGAAAAGAACCTGGAAGAAGTGGCCGAGGCCCAGGGCATGGATGCCGACCAGGTTACGTTCTGGCGTGAGAAAGTACTGGGGATCCGCTGATGGCCATGAAGCCGCTGAACAGTACCGTGCGGGTGCTGGACTGGGAGGAGCTCCCGGCCCGGGCCCGTGAGATTCCGGATGGCTTCAACCCCCTGGACGAGGGCGTGTTGATGCGCCACCAGTCCGAGTTCCTGAAGATGCCCCAGTCGATCATCGCGGTACCGAAGGGGCGTCGCACCGGGATGACCTTTGCCAAGGGCCTGGACTCCACGCTGATTGCGGCGTCCCGCCGCAGTGCCGGCGGTGACAACGTGTTCTACATTGGCGACACCAAGGAAAAGGGCCTGGAGTTCATTGGCTACTGCGCCAAGTTCGCCCGGGTAATCGCCGAGGCCCAGGGCCAGGGCGTGTCCGGCATTGAGGAATTCCTGTTCGAGGATCAGGACGAGCGCGGCAACAGCAAGAACATCACCGCCTACCGGATCCGTTTCAGTTCCGGCTTCCAGGTAACCGCGTTGTCCTCCCGCCCGGCCAACATCCGGGGTTTGCAGGGCATTGTGGTGATTGACGAGGCCGCGTTTCACCAGGATGTCCAGGGCGTGCTCGATGCCGCCACCGCCTTGCTGATCTGGGGCGGCAAGATCGTGGTGATCAGCTCCCACAACGGCAAGGGCAACCCCTTCAACCAGTTCTGCAAAGACATTGAAGAAGGCCGCTATGGGGACGATGCGGCGGTATACACCGTGACCTTCGACAACGCCGTTGAAAACGGCCTGTACGAACGGGTGTGCATGATGAAGCGCGACACGCCAACAGCCGAAGGCAAGCTGAAGTGGTACAGCAAGATCCGCAATTCCTACGGCCCCCGCAAGGCTGCCATGCGCGAAGAGCTGGATGTGGTACCGCGTGACGGTGCGGGCGTTTGCCTGCCCGGCGTGTGGATTGATGCCGCGATGCGGGAAGAACGCCCGGTGGTTCGCCTGGTGCTGGATGACGACTTTGTGAAGATGTCGGACGAGGCACGCCGCAGCTGGTGCCAGGCGTGGATTGAGCAGCACCTGGACCCGCTTCTGGATGAGCTTGACCCGCGTTGCCACTGGGTGTTCGGTGATGACTACGCCCGCCACCGGGACTTCTCGATATTGGTGCCGTTGGGTATTACCGGCAATCTCAACCGCTTCTGCCCCTGGGTGTTGGAACTGCAGAACGTACCCACGCGCCAACAGGAACAGATCAAGTGGCACATCATCGGCCGGCTGCCTAACTGGCGCGGTGGCGCCATGGACGCCACTGGCTCCGGCCAAGTGCTGGCCGAGTACACGGCGGACAAGTTCGGCCACGAAGCCGTACATCAGATCATGCTGAGCCGCGCATGGTATGGCCTGTGGATGCCCAAGATGATCCAGTGGTTTGAGGACGGTGTGATCGACATCCCCCGTGACGCCAACCTGGAGTCGGACCTGCGCGCGATTGTCGACGTGGACGGCACACCGATGATTCCCAGTGTCAGAAAGGCTGACTTGAAGGAACCGGAGCTCTACCGCCACGGCGACTTTGCCATTGCCCTGGCACTGGCGTGCTTTGCCAGCCTGAACCAGAAACAACCCATCCCCATTGACTTCCAGAGCACAGGGCGCCGTCCAACAATGGCGGGCCTTGGCAATGAACAACCCGTTGGCGGCATCACCGATACCGGCTTCGGTACCGTCGCCGGCACCAACGACTTCAGAGGCTTCTAAAAATGGCTGACAACACACGCCCGGAAATGACCGAGGTGGCCACCACCGCCGATGGGCGGGACATCACCCGGGGTTACCTGGACCCGCTCAGCATCCAGCCGGCCAGCGACGAGGTGCTGCGCATCCGGGGCGGCGGGGATTACCGCATCTACAAGGAAGTGCTGCGGGATGACCAGGTGTCTGCCTGCTTCAGCCAGCGCCGACTGGCCGTCATCGGCAAGGAATGGGGCGTTGACCCAGGCGGGAAGACCCGAAAGGACAAGGCCGCTGCAGACTTCCTCAAAGAGCAACTGCGCACCGTAGGCTTCGACCGGGTGACGGACCGCATGCTTTACGGCGTGTATTACGGGTTCGCCGTGGCGGAGCCCATGTGGGCCCGGGACAGCAACCGCATTGTGATGCCGGATATCAAGGTGCGGGATCGCCGCCGGTTCGGCTTTGATGGTGCCGGCCGCCTGCGCATGAAGACCATGCAGAAGCCCGACGGCGAGCTGCTGCCTGACCGCAAGTTCTGGAGCTTCAGTACGGGCGCCGACCACGACGACGAGCCCTATGGCGTGGGCCTTGGCCACTGGCTGTACTGGCCGGCGTTCTTCAAGCGCCAGGGCCTGCGCTACTGGCTGCTGTTCCTGGAAAAGTTCGGGCAGCCGACAGCCATGGGCAAGTATGGCCAGGACGCAACGCCTGAGCAGAAGCAAAAGCTGCTGCAGGCACTGTCCGCCATCAGCACGGACTCTGGAATCGCGGTACCGGAGGGCATGCTCGTCGAACTGCTGGAAGCCTCCCGTTCCGGTACCGCCGATTACGCGGCGGTTTATGACCGGATGGATGCATCGATCGCCAAGGTGGTATTGGGCCAGACAGCCAGCACCCAGGGCACGCCGGGCCGGCTTGGCAACGACGAGCTGCAGGCGGACGTTCGGCTGGACCTGGTCAAGGCGGATGCCGACCTCGTGTGCGAGAGCTTTACCCGAACCATCGGCACCTGGTTGACGGAATGGAACTTTCCCGGAGCTGCTGTACCGATCGTATACCGCGACGTTCAGCCGGCGGAAGACCAGAACCGCCGCGCCGAGCGCGACAAGCAAATCCATGACATGGGTTATCGACCAACCCTGAAGCACGTAACTGACACGTATGGCGGGGAGTGGGAGGACGTTGGCACGGTGCAGCCAGGCCAGCCTGGCGCCCGTCCAAGTGCCCCGGCAAGTTTCGCGGCCGGTGATGTGCCGGTACCCGAACAGATGATGGCACAGGCCCGGGACGATCTTGAGCCGGCCACCAACGCCTGGATAAACCAGGTAAAAGCCCTGGCTGAGGAAGTCGACAGCCTGGCGGAACTGCGTGACAGGCTGCTGGAGCTTTACCCGCAGATGACCCTGGATGATTACGCGGCAGCCTTTGCGACCGCGAGCGCCGCTGCCAACTTGGCTGGCCGCAATGAAGTGGTGGAGGGAGGATCCTGATGGCGAGTGTGAGCTATGGGTCGCTGCCCTTCCAGGAACAGATCGAGTTTATCCGGGGCAAACTGGATATCCCGACAAACGCCTGGACGGACTTCTACGCCGGCGAGAACGATTGGGGCTTTGCGGTTGCCGGTGCAAATCGCAATGACCTGGTTGCTGACTTCCACACTGCGATCGACAAGGTGGTTGACGACGGCGGAACCATTGCCGACTTCCGGCGAGACTTCGATTCCATCGTTGAGCAGTTTGGCTGGGACTACAACGGCGGCCGCAACTGGCGCACCCGGGTGATCTACCAGACCAACCTGTACCAGAGCTATAACGCCGGTCGCGCTCAGCAACTGGACGCAAACCAGGACGCATTGCCATTTCGCCGGTACCGGCATTCGCCAGCGGTGGAAGACCCACGCGAGGAACACCTGGCGTGGGACGGGCTGGTGTTGCGCGCGGATGATCCATGGTGGGACACCCACATGCCGATGAACGGTTGGGGTTGCCAGTGCTATGTGGAGGGCGTGACGGAGGATGACCTGGAAGACCTGGGCAAAAGCGGTCCGGACACCGCTCCGGACATCGAATGGGAAACCCGCGAGATCGGCCAGCGCAGCCCGGGTGGCCCGTTCCGGGTGCGGGTACCCAAGGGGGTAGACCCCGGCTTCGAACATTCACCAGGCAAAAGCCGGCTGAAGAGCGCGGTGCCTGGGGAACTGCCGGATGTGCCCAGCACTGGGGCCGGTGCCCCCGGCCTACCGAACCGGCGACCTGGTGACGAGCTGCCCGCTGCCCGATCGGTGGATGCTGAAGCGCTGTTGCCGGAAGATCTGACCGACGAAGCGTACACCGCTGACTTCCTGGACCGCTTTGATGCCACCCTTGATAGCCCTGCCGTTTACACCGATGTGGTGGGTGAAGCCCTGGTGGTGGGCGCGGACCTGTTCCGTAACCGCCGCACCGGGCAGCTGGACGCCAACAAAGAGGGCCGTGGCCGGTACCTGCCACTGCTGGCTGAAGCGATACAGAACCCGGATGAAGTCTGGCTGCGGCTGGAGCGTAGCGGTACCAACGAAGACCTGGTTGTGCGCCGGCGTTACCTGGCGCGGTTTGACTTGCCCGGGGAAGACATGCCCGCACTGGCGCTGGGTGAGACGGGCAACGACGGCTGGGGTGCTGTCATGGCACTGCAGGACCAGGTGGATGAATACCTGGAGAACGCCCGGGTTGGCATACGCCTGTACCGGAGGAGCGAGTAATGGCGGGCATTCGCATAGAGTATGACGACAGCCTGGTGCGCAGGGTGATGACTGACCTGGAAAGCGCGGGCACGAACCTTGAGCCGCTATACGCGCAGGTGGGGGAGTTCCTGTTGCGTACCCACCGGCAACGCTTTGAGGACGAAGAGTCGCCGGATGGCACCCCCTGGGAGCCGCTCTCTGATGTAACGCTGGCCAGAAAGAAGCGCAACAAGGATAAGATCCTGACCCACAGTGGCGATATGCGTGGCCCGGGCCTGAGGTATCAGCTTGGCCCCGATGGCCTGGAGTTTGGTAGCGACCGGCCCTACGCCGCGATGATGCACTTCGGTGGTACCAAGGAAGAGTTCCCCCACTTGTGGGGCGATATACCGGCACGCCCCTGGCTTGGCGTGAGCGACGATGACGAGGACCATATCCTGAAGATTGCCAGGCGGTTTGTGTCCCGCCATTACGGAAGCGGCTGAGAGGCCCTACAAGGGCCTTCAATTATTCAGGGGTGCGTCCGTTCGTTTATATGCTTTAAATCCTGCCAGACCCGTTTATAAATCCGACAGCGGCCAGCCAACGATGCCTGACGGATGCGAAAGCAGATTCTTGACCTGGGCGGCTCCGCCTGAGCACAATACCCAAGCGTAATTTCCTGCCGATATCGGGCGCCCGCCCAACCCCTTTTTGTTTTGTCTCTCTTCAAAATACAGCGAGCACCAGGCCTGCCACTCTGAGCCCACGTTCATCATAAACGGGGCACGAGGTAGGCATGAGCCTGTTAGAAATTTTCAAGTATGGCCAGCACACGGACAACAACGGCCGGGAGTGGACATTTTCCCGCGAGGATATGGAAGCCTCTGTTGATGCGTATGACCCGGCGTTGTTCTCCGCCCCTCTGGTGGTTGGCCATCCGTCCCTGGAAGACCCGGCTTATGGCTGGGTAGATTCGATTGAATTGGACGGCGAGCTGGTCAAAGCGCGGCCCGACCGTGTAGAGCCCCAGTTCGCGGCCATGGTTAATGACGGCCGCTTCCCCAAGGTTTCCGCTTCCTGGTTCCCGCCAAAGCACCCATCCAACCCGAAGCCTGGCGTTTGGTATCTGCGCCACGTTGGGTTCCTCGGCGCCGCTGCACCCGCTATTCCCGGTCTCAAATCGGCCAGCTTTGCCAGCCCTGAAGAGGGCGTGGTGACGGTGGAGTTTGCCGCCGAAGACTTCGACGCTCGCTCCACCCTGGCCCAGTTCGTTCGTCGGATGCGGGACTGGATGCTGTCCCAGTTTGGCGAGGAAACCGCCAACCGGGTTGTTCCGGATTACCTGGCGCGATCAGCGGAGACTGCGGAGCAGGAAGCGATGGAAGAACTTTCTCAACCGGGATTTTCTGCCCCGGACAACACACCGATGGAGGTGACAACCGTGAAACCTGAAGACAAAGACAAGCCAGGCGGTGAGGGGTCGGCGGATTTTGCCGCCCGTGAATCCGCGCTCAAGGCTCGTGAGGATGCGCTGGCCCGGAAGGAAGCGAAGGCCCGCCAGGAGGAAGTCGCCAGCTTTGCTGAGCAATTGGTGGCCGAAGGCAAGGTACTGCCGGCTGAAAAGGATGGCCTGGTTGCCTTTATGGAAGCCCAGGACGCCGCCGGCGAAGTGTGCTTTTCCTCCAGCGACGGCGAGATCAAGAAACCGGCGGACACCTGGTTGCGCGATTTCCTCAAGGCCCTGCCCGAGCGCGTGGATTTCAGCGAGCGCGGAGCGGGTGAGCGCACCGGCGATGCTGTTGCCACCGCAAGCTTTGCGGCGCCGACAGGATACGCCGTGGACCCGGAGCGCCTGGAGCTTCACCAGAAAGCGCTGGCATACCAGGCCCAGCACAAATGTGACTACAACGCTGCCGTGGCAGCGGTAGGAGGCTGAGGCCATGCAAAAGTACGCAGTAATGACCCACACGGTCCAGGCGACGGCCGCTATTGAACGACACCGATTCGTGGACCTGGACGGTACCCACTCAACGGCGGCCGGCAATGCCTTCGGCATTTCGACCAGCGAGGCCGCTATCGGCGACCAGTTGGCGGTGGACTGCCTGGGCTCCTCCATTGTTGAGGCGTCAGGTGTGATCGCCGCCGGCGGTGAAATTGAGGTAGGCGCGGACGGTGTCGCCGTTGCAGCCTCTGCCGGGACGGTGGTTGCCCGTGCGCTTCAGGACGCTGCCGACGGCGACCTGATCGAAGTATTCATCATCCCTAACTGAGGATTTCGTTATGCCAATGACCAATAAAGGGGTACGGGTGATTGACCCGATCCTGACCACGCACGCGCAGGGCTATCGTCAACAGGAGATGGTGGGAGGCTTCCTTTTCCCCCGTGTACCGGTGGCGGTATCCGGCGGCCAGGTGCTGGAATTCGGTAAGGAAGCCTTCCGCCTTTACAACGCGCGGCGCGCGCCCGGTGCTAACACCAAGCGCATTGAGTTTGGTTACCTGGGCAAACCGTTTGCTCTGGTGCAGGACGCCCTGGAAGGCAAGCTGCCCATCGAGCACATCCGCGATGCCAACCAGGTTCCGAATATCCAGTTGGGTCAGCGCTCGGTGAACACCGTGATGCGCTCGCTGATGCTCGCTCTGGAAGTGGAGCAGGCGGAGGTCGCGCTCGATGCCAACAACTATGACGCCGACCATAAGGTGGATCTCTCCGCCGCGAAGTGGTCCTCCGAAACCGGCGATCCGGCCAAGGACGTCCGCGCCGGCCGCGAGGCAATCCGCCAGACCATCGGCGTTTACCCCAACACCCTGCTGATCTCCGCCAAGGCCTTTGCCGGTGCGTCAGAAAACCCGAATGTGCTGGAGCGCTTCAAGTACACCAGCGCGGACTCGGTGACGGCTGAAATGCTGGCCCGGCTGATGGATGTTGACCGCGTAGTGGTTGGCAAGGCGGTGGCTGCTGATGCCCAGGGAGAATTCTCAGATGTATGGGGCGCAGACGCTGTATTGGCTTATGTGGCACCCGAAGCATCCAGCATGGAAGAGCCATCCTACGGTTACACCTACACCCTGGAAGGTCACCCACTCGTGGAACAGAGCTACTACGACAACTCCGCGAAGAGCTGGATTTATCCAGTGACCATGGAGCGCAAGCCAGTGGCCACCGGTATCACCGCCGGGTTCCTGTTCCAGAACGCAGGTTAAGGGGGCAATTATGCCGCGCTATAACGTCAATTCGCCCGTCAAGCATGGCGGGCGATTCATAAAAACCGGGGTGGTGTCGATGGAGGCGGAGCAAGCGGAAGAGCTTCTGCTCTCCGGCGCTCTTTCTCCGGCTGAGGCTGAGCAAGAGCCAAACCAGACCCCCGCCAACATCACGGATGGCGAAGACTCCGGCAAAAACGGGGCTGCACCTGGCGAACCCGATCCACAGGCTGGTTCCGGTGATAGTGCTGATGACAGTGCCAGTGACCCAGAGAAAGCAACCTCGGACGCCGGCGAAACTCCGGCCGCTGGTGAAGAGAACCAGGACGGCTCCAACGAACCGGCTAGCGATGCTGGCCAAACTCCCGGCTCCGGCGCCACGGCGGCACCTGCTGCCAAGTCCACCGCGAAAAAGCCGGCTTCCAAGTCCACCGCGAAGACTGCGAAGGCTAAGAGCTGATCATGCCTTACATCAGCCATGCGGAACTGGCCGATCGGCCGGGTGCGAGGGAGCTGGCCGAACAGGCTACCCCGCAGCACCTGGCGGTTGTCGACTTCGAGCTGATGGAAGCCACCTTGCTGGGCGAGGATCGCTCAGCCTGGTCTGCGGATGAGGTGGCGGTTGCGGATGAGGCGCTTGCACGTGTTGATCAGGCCGTGGCCGACGCCGAAGCCCTGATCAATGGCTTTCTCGCCAAGCGTGGGTATGTGCCGTTGGAAACGGTACCGGGCATCGTCGCCAACTGGACGCGGATGATCGCCCGCTACTACCTGCACAAGGACCGCTTCGGAGCCGATGACAAAGACCCCGTGCTAAGGGACTACCGGGATGCCATGAAGATGTTGCAGCTGACAGCGGACGGCAAGTTCAGCCTGGGGTTCGATGACCCGGTGAAGGAAACCGGCACGGACGCCCCGTCTTTCACGAAGGGCAAGACTGTTTTCCGTGACAACCTGGGGGATTTCTGATGCTGAACCTGGAGCCCTGGGCGGATCGTTTGAAAACCGTCGCACCTTGCGATGTTGAGATTGCAGGCGATGTCAACGAGGCGCTGAAGTCCCGGGCCTTTCCGTCCGTCCTGTTAGTGCCGGGCCGCGAGAAGGTGACCCACACGGAGCTCAGCGGATTTACCCGCCATAGGGTGCTCGCTGAGGTCATGGTTATTTCCGCTGTATCCCGCAGCCACCGGCGTTTTGCTGGTGAATCTCGGGACCAGCTCAGCGAGCTGCGCAAGCCGCTCCTGAAAGAGCTGATCAATTGGCTGCCGCCAGAGGCTGAAATCGAGGTGAAGTGGCAAGGCGGTGAACTGTTGAACTTGAACGCCCAGGCGTTGTTCTGGGCGGACGTTATGACAACCGAATACTGGTGGAACTTATGACCAAAAAACGGAAGCTGCCGCAGACCGGCGGCCAGTACCAGCGAGACAGCAAGGGCAATCCGGTTCCGCGGAAGACGCCCAAACCGGCTGAGCCCAACAAAGCCGATCAGCCAACCCCTGACAAGGAGTAAACCATCATGGCTGGATTCAAGATGCGCCGCCGGCTGATCCTGGCGGCAATTGAGACCACCTACGGAACCGACCCGGCACCAACCCCGGCAGCCAATTCCATTCTGGCCAGGTCTGTCAGTGTCACGCCGCTGGCCGGCGCCGATATCGACCGAAACCTGCTGCGCAGCTACTACGGCAACACCCAGTCCCTTGCCGGTGAAAAGCACGTTGAGCTGCAGTTGGAAGTGGAGCTGGCCGGTTCCGGTACCGCCGGCGATGCACCCGCATGGGGCCCGCTCCTGCGTGCGTGTGGCTTTGCCGAAACACTCACGGCTGGCACAGATGTGGTCTACAACCCCATCACTGATTCGGAAGAATCCATCAGCTGCTGGATCCACCGCGATGGAGTACTTCACAAGTTCACCGGTGGCCGTGGCTCTGTGAGCTTCCGCCTGGACGTCAACAACATTCCGTTCATGACGTTCAACTTCATGGGCCTGCTGGGCACCATCAGCAACGAGGCGATGCCAACAATCGCCGATTATTCCGGCTTCCTGACGCCGCTGCCGGTCACCAACGCCAACACCACCGCGCTGACCCTGCACGGTGCAGCGGTAAGCTTCAGCCAGCTCACGCTGGACATGGCGGTTGAGTCGGTGAAACACCAGGTGGTTGGTGCCGGCTCTTCCATCCTGATCGTCGACCGTGCGCCTTCCGGTACCGCCGTTATCCAGGAACCCGAACTGGCCACCCTGGACCTGTACACCAAGGCCAGGGACGCATCGCAAGGCACGTTGGCCATTACCCACGGCACGGTGGCCGGCAACATCATTGAATTTGCAGCCCCCCAGATCGGCACGGGTAGCCCCACCGAGCAGGAACTAAACAAAGTCCAAATGTTGTCTGTACCGCTAACCATTAATCCCGACACCGGCAATGACGAGCTGGTTGTCACCGTCAAATAAGGACCCCCCTTATGTTCAAACTCAACACGCAGCGCAGCTACCAGTACCCGGTGACCGTCAATATCTTTGACGGTGAAAAAGAGCAAACCGGTAAATTCACCGCCACCTTCAAGGTGCTGCCTAACAGCTCCCTGCGGGATCCGGACAAGGCAGACAAGAGTTTGCTGGACCTGGTTCTGATAGGCGTTGAGGGCGTGGAAATTGCCGGTGCTGACGGCCAGCCGCTGCAGGGCGACGATTTGCTTCAGGCCCTGAAGGATGACCCGGCAACTTCCGTGGCATTGGTTGCGGCCTACCAGGAGTCAATTACAAAAAAGAACCGGCCGCGAACCTGAGAGGCGCTGGCCGCTTCTGGGTAGAAGGCCGTAAGGCAGACCCAGGCGGGCTGGAATCAGACCTGGCGGCCTTCGGTATCGACATGCCGGATGCCGCCAGTTTTGTAGCGCAGGAGTCACAAGATTACCCGGTGCTGCCGGAGAACTGGGCAGCCGTCAATCTCTTCGTCGAGTGTGACACCCAGTGGCGGCAAGCGGGAATCGCCGGCGTTCGCACCGGGTTGGATTACCCCTCTGTAGAGACGGTGATGCGTATCACCGGCGTTGAAGACCCGGCGGATACCTTTTGGCGTTTGCGGTTGATTGAGCAGGAAGCCCTGGCAGCCTTGCAAGACAAACAGGACTGACGATGAGCGATCTTGAACTGAAGTTGAAGTTGACCGGTGACAGCCGGGGCATGGTTGGCACCGTGCGCGCGTCCCGTGAGGAGGTTGACAAGCTCAATAAGTCCGTGACCGGTACCGCCGATGCTGGCAGGAAAGGTGCCAAGGGCCTTGATCAGGTAGCCAGCTCAGGCCGCCAGGCCGATGGTGAGATGCACCGCCTCAACACCACCACCGGCAGCCTGCTGACCTCTCTGGCCGGCCTGGTGTCGGTGGGCCTGGTAGCCGATGAGTTCAACAACATGCGCAAGGAAGCGCAACTGTTCAACGCGTCACTGGCTGAGGTGTCCACTCTGATGGACGATCTCAGCGAAATGTCGGAGATCTCCACCCAAGCCAAGGAACTAACTGAGGCCTTTGGCGGCTTGCCCACCGACCAGGTTAAATCCTTCTACAACATCTATTCCGCTGGCGCCGATAATGCGGCCGAGGCCACCGCCACCCTGACGGCCGCCAACAAGCTGGCGATCGGTGGTGTGGCGGAGCTGGACGTCGCGGTGGATGGCTTGACGTCGATCATGAACGCCTATGAAGTCAGTGGCGGCGCAGCGGTTGGTATCTCGGATGCTTTGTTCACCGCCATGCGCGGAGGCAAAACCACCATTAGCGAGTTGTCAGGCTCTATTGGCCGGGTGGCCAGCCTGGCGTCTTCAGTGGATGTTGACTTTGACCAACTGTTGGCGGGCATCTCGGCCATCACCACTGGTGGTGTCGAGACGACAGAAGCCGTTACCCAGGTTAGACAGGTGATCCAGGGCGTGATAAAGCCCACCGCCGAAGCAACGAAACTGGCCGAAGAATTGGGCCTGGAATTCAACACGACGGCGCTCGGGGCACAGGGGCTGGCCGGCTTCCTGGAAGAGGTGCGGGAAGCAACCGGGGGCAACGTCGACCAGATGTCCCTGCTGTTCGGCTCCGTAGAGGCGCTATCCGGTGCGGTTGCCCTGACCGGGCCCCAGGCGGGCAAGTTTGCGGACATCCTGGAGAACATGGGCAACAAGGCCGGTGCCACTGAGGACGCTTACGCCAAGATGGCCCAGGACATGCAGAACCAAACCGACCAGCTGGCCGGCAAGTTCTCAGTGCTGCGCGTAGAAATCGGCGAGGCTTTTGTGGACGCTTCGCTGCCGCTAGTGCGTGCCTTCAATGAGAACTTCGATGAGACCATTGCGGTGGTTCAGGCCGGGACCGGGGTATTGGTCACTTTCGCAGGTGTCTACGGCACTATAACTGCCGCGACCTGGTTAGCCACCACTGCGCAAAACGCTTTCAATGCCGCAGTTAACAAGAATCCATATGTGTTCCTGGCAACCACCGTTGCGGCTGCGGCTATTGCCATATACAGCCTCAGAGACGCCTTTGATCCTGCCCGGGAGCGTGCGGAAGAGCTGAAGCGGGAAGTGGAACAGTTGACCTCCAAGCTGCAGGGTCTGTCCAGGGCGCAGTTGGAAAACCAGACCTTCGCACTGCAGCGCCAGATGGTGGAGTCCCAGGCAGAGGTACGGACGTTGAGCTCTGACCTGGACAAGCTCCAGGACAAGATCCGCAACAGCGGCCAGCTCACCGCCCAGGGTGGCGCACTGCCCACCGCGACGCCCGAAGACATCCAGCGTGCCGGCGAACTGAAGGACCGCATCGAGGAGCTGGAGATTGCCGGCGAGAGTGCGAGCATTGCTTACCAGCAGGCCAAGGACCAGCTTGAGCAACTGAGCCGCCAGTCTAAAGAGACAGCTGAGTCTGTGGATGAGGTAGGTGGTTCTGTTGGCCGGACGAAGGAAGAGGCTGAGGAATTCAGAGACAGTGTGGCTTCTCTGGTTGATTCTCTGGACCCTTTGGGCGCCGCCTTTGAATCAACATTTAAAAAGCAGCAACTACTGATCCTTGCAGCCCAGGAAGGACTGATAAGTGAAGAGTATCGAGATCGCCTGATCACGAACCTGGTTGAGGGCATGGCCGAAGCCGGTGAAGAATCGGCAGAGCGGTTCGTAAACCCATTCGAAGATTCCGCCGCCCGCGTCTCCCAGGCCGTTCAGAACGCCATTGCGTCCGGCGAGTGGGACACCATCGGCGATGCGATCGGCAACACCCTGGCCAGCTCCATTTCGTCGGCCATCGACACGTCCATCACCCGTAGCCTGTCCAAGGATCTAACGGCCAATAGCGGCATCGGCCAGCAGCTGGCGGCCGCGTTCGCCGGGCCATTGCTGGGTGCTGTAGCCGGCGGAGTGGTCCAGCTCGCTATGAGAGAGCTGGGTGACTACTTCTCCGACGACTGGGACCCAACCGCAGACCGCCAGGCCGCTCAGGGCACCGGTACCGTACTTGGCGACATCAACGCCAAATCCGAGAGCATCCGCCGGGCAGTGGAAAACTCAGAAAGCGGCATTGACCAGCTGGTGGGCCTCAACCAGGGCATGCTCCAGGCTCTTAAAAACCTGCAGTCTGCCATCTCCGGCGCCAGCGACCGGATTGCCCGTGGCCGCTCCGACGTTTCGATCGGTATGCCAGGTGTCATGGAGGGCCGCGATGTCTTTGATGATCTGACCGGTGGCGTGTTGCCCCTGTTCGACGAAACTCTGAGCCTGGCTTTTGATTTCTGGGACGAAGCAACCAACATCCTCACGCTGGGCCTGGTGGATCTGGGCAGCTTGCTGGGCGGAAAGTCCAAAAAGCGGGATGAAGGCATCCGCATTGTCGGCGGCTACATCTCAGACTTGATCGACGAAACCCTGGTTCAGGCGTATGCCACCTATCGCGTCAAGAAACACGCCTTCGATGATTACGACACCAAAGAGAAATTCTCCCAGCTTGATGACGAGGTGGGCCGTCAATTTGCGCTCGTATTCGAATCCCTCTATACCACTATCGAGTCCCGCGCCGACGCTTTGGGTATTTTGCCGGAGACCATCCGCAATCGCCTGGAGGATTTCGAGGTAGCGACCCAGCGCATCAGTCTGGAGGGGCTTGATGCCGCAGAACAGCAAGCCGAAATCGAAGCCTACTTTAGTAGGGTGTTCGACAACCTCACAGGCGCGGCGGTGCCATTCGTGAGTGAGTTCCAGCGAGCGGGCGAAGGCCTGGGCGAAACGCTCGCGCGGGTTGCCAGTCAGGTGGGATTGCTGGAGGAGGCTATTGGAACCCTCACGCTCGATAGCGGCATGAGCTATTACCTGACGCCGGAGGGCTCTGCCAGGATTGCTGACAGCCTGGCCAACCTTTCCGGCGGAACAGAGGCCCTGGCCAGCAATCTCTCGGGCTATGAAAACAACTTCCTGTCAGAGGCCGACCAGTTCGACCTGCTCACCCGTCGTCTGGGTGAGGCAATGAATGGGTTGCCGCTACCGGAGACGCGCGAAGGCTTTGTGGCGCTGTTGCAAGCGCAGAACCTTCTCACATCGGAGGGCCGGGAGAATGCAGCGACCTTGCTCAAGCTGCAGGACATTGCCAACGACTACTACGATACCGTCGAAGATCGAGCCCAAGAACTCGAACAACAAGAGAGGGAGGCCCTGGCAGACCTGGTAAGTGCAACCGACTCGGCATTGAGCGCCCTGGTGTCCTCTGTATCAGATCGCAAGCAAACATTGACCGATGCGTTCAATCAAGAACAGCAACAGATCCGCGACATGACTGAAGCGCGTCTGGCTGGCAACCAGCTAGCCCTTGACGCCACAGCTGAGGGGCTACGAACCCTCCGTGATGAGGTTCAGGGCATTGTAAGAGCTGCAGATTCGCTGCGCGACGTCTTTGAGCCGATTCAACAGCAGCGCAGGGAGCAGGCTCTGGACACGCTCATGCGTGCGCTTGAAACAGGCGATCTCGGCGGAACCGGCGAAGCCGCTGACCTGGTCTCCCGTATAAGTGCTGGCGATTACAGCAACAGCATTGAATATGAACGCGCCCAGGGCCAAAGCCTTAATTTGTTGGCTGCTCTGGAGCAGGAAGGCGGTAAGCAGCTGACGGCGGCAGAGGAAGCCGTGCAGCGGTTGGAACAGCAAACAAAGATAATCCGCGACCAGGGCGATTCCGCACTTGATGCCGCCCGTGAAGAGCACGAAGCCGAGATACAGCAGCTGGAGCGCTTGGTTACGGATGCAGAAGATCAGCTCAATACGCTGCGTGGCATCGAAACGGGTGTTCTCGGTATTGCCGATGCGCTGGCAGGCCTCGCCACTGCCATCGGTGCTGAATTCCCACGTCGTGAGGTGGGCGATGAGTCGCTGCCTCCCGGCGATCTCGTGGACAACCTGTACAAGGCCCAGGGCTGGAATCAGTACCAGCAGGACGACAGCGGTCGCCAGTACTGGATCGATAGAATCAAGGATGGCCTGACCGGCGAAGCGTTGGCAGCCGAGTTTGCGGCTGCAGGTAATGCTTACTTGGCCGACCAGGTTCCGGGCTTCGCCAACGGCGGCACGCACACCGGAGGGCTTCGGGTAGTAGGCGAACGTGGGCCGGAACTGGAATTCACCGGGCCCAGCCGTATTTTCAGTCACGCCCAGAGTCGGGATTTGTTGGATCTGTCGCCCGTCGTAAAGGCGTTGGGCGAGCTTGAAGCGCGTCTGGCCCGGTTGGAAGCCTACCAGCGCCAGACCACCAAGAACACGGGTGACATTGCCAGGTCTCATACGCGCTGGGAACGGGCTGGCATCAAAACCCGTGAGGTGACGTCATGAAGATCATCCGGCCTCACAAGCTCGGCCCCGCGCAGTTGGTCAGCAGCAATGTGCCTGAAGACGATGCGCCAGCCTGGGAGGAAACTACCAGCTACAGCATCGGCAATACGTGCATCGTCGACCACCGCGTGTACGAGGCGTTGACCACCACTCAGGGGCACAACCCACCGGAGAATCCGGACAAGTGGCTGGATACCGGCGCCACAAACCGCTGGCAATTGGTAGACAACAAGGTTAGCACCAGCACCGCGTCGGATGCCGCGTTCACCCATGGCAGCGGCAACGGTATCCAGGTGGAATTTACACCAGGTGCCTTGACCAACGGCGTGGCCCTGTTCGGAGTGTACGGCGGCGAGCTGACTCTGGAAGTGATCGACCCGCTCGAAGGCATCGTCTATTCGCAGACCACCCCGCTGGTCGACAACAGCGGTGTCTATGACTTCTACACCTATTGCTTCCTGCCCATCGAACCACGTGAAACCCTGGTGTTTCTGGACTTGCCGCAATACGGCACAGCCAACGTGCGCATCAGCATTACCAGTGGCAGCGAGCCCGCCCGGTGCGGTCAGTTGGTCGTGGGGCTTCAGCATTCGCTGGGAGATCTTATCTACGGCACCGGCCTTGGCATGATGGATTTCAGCGACCGGGATCGTGATGAGTTCGGCAATCTGGAAATCCAGGAGCGCGACTGGAGTCGATCGGCCAGTTTCGACGTGGCCATGCCAGCCGGCCGCACCGACTACAACTACCGCCTGCTGACCCAGTATCGGCAGACACCGCTGGTCTGGATAGGTTCCCTGCTGTTCACGTCCAGCATTATTTTCGGGGTATTCGACGACTGGCAGTTGGTGCTGGCCGACCCCAAATTTACTGACCTTTCTTTAAGAGTGGAGGGATTGGTGTGACCATTGAATCACCACCGGATATTGATGAACTGCCGCCGAATCCATCGCGCATGAACGATGGAGAGGCATTCAGCCCGAAGATGGACGCCTGGCTGGCTGCACAGCCTCAGTGGAATGCCGAGATCACGGCGCTTGGCGACTACGTCTACACCACCGCTCAAACGGTGGAGACCTTGGCCGAAAATGCTGGGCAGAGTTCGACAGTCGCGGCGGAACAGGTACAGCTGGCGTCAGAGCAGGTGCAACTGGCCGCTGATGAGGTCGAGAACGCACAGGCGGTGGCCGACAACGTCGCTGCGTTGGCCAACTTTGCAGGGCTGTGGCAGGACCTGACTGGCTCCAAAGCGCCGCCGCTTTCGACCTACGACGTCGGGCAGTATTGGCAGTTGCTCGTGCCTCTGTCTGATGTCACCAGTGTTAAGCCAGGCACCGACTCGAACACCTGGTTACCGATGGTCGAGACTACCGTAGACATTGGGCAAATTGTATATAGCTTCAAGAACTTGGAGGCAACCGGTTTGTTTATTAAACCGGGGGCATCTTACCTTCAAAGCGAATATCCCGAGTTGTTTTCTTTGGTTGGACTTGGAATCGCGGTCCCAACTGTTGATGTGACTGACATTGTGGGCACCACGCCCTCTTTGCCCTACGGCCTGTCGTGGAGCATAGACGGTGGTTATCTTTTTGTTGGAACGACATCCAACAATTTTGTTTACGAGCGGTCCGGGGATACTCTGACCGAGATATTCACTACGGCTGACGGTAGCGCTAGAAAAGGCGCTGTTTCCAGGGACGGGGCTTACCTTGTCACGGGTAATATTTCGGATGGAACTTTGCTCTTTTATAAGTGGGATGGTTCCCAATACACCTCAATTGCTGCTCCAGCTCAAACTCCGACAGACAGCGTCATCGAACTTTCTTTCGATGAGTCTGGAACGTATCTAGTTGTGGTGTCTTCAGGGGTGAACAAAGTCATCGTTTACAAAAGGTCCGGGGACACTTTCACCGTTATTGAAGACACGCTGTGGAACACGGGGACAGGCAATGCGGTGACAGCTAGTTTCGGCGGCGAAAATGGACAATATCTTGCCGTGGGCCGATCCTTCTCTGGAGGGCTGACAGTATACGAAAACGATGGGGACTCGT